CACGCGCATCACCCTCGACCCGGTGGCGCTCGAAGCCAACCGCGAGTACGCCATCGTGGTGCTCACCGATGACGCGAATCACGCGGTGTCGGTGGCGGAACTGGGCAAGTACGACCCGCGCACCGGCTGGGTCACCGCGCAGCCCTACCAGATCGGCGTGCTGCTCTCATCGAGCAATGGCATCACCTGGACACCGCACCAGACGCAGGACCTGACGTTTCGGCTCTTGGGGTGCCGCTTCTCGCAGCAATCCAAGACAGTGTCTCTGGGCCAGTACACGGTCACCAACCTGTCCGACGTGATGACGCTCGCGGGCGTCGAGCGGCCGGCCGCTGGCACCGATGTGCAGTTCCTGGCGACCGATGCACAGGGGCGGATCTACACCCTGTCGGAAGACCAGGGGCTGGCCTTGAGCGAGAAGCTCTCGGGCAACCTGGCCGTATCGGCCAAGCTGACTGGCACGGAAACGGCCAGTCCGATCCTGTATCCGGGCACGCAACTGGTGTTCGGCACGCTCGAAGCGGCCGGGGACTACCTCTCGCGCGCCATTCCCGCTGCCGCCACCTTCAATGTGTCGGTGACCTTCGATGCGCTGACCACCGGTACGTCCAGCGTGGCAGTGCAGGCGGAGTCGGGCACGCCCGGCAGTTTCCAGGCGCTCTCCTTGTCTTCGGGGGTTGAGGTGGGTAACGGCTGGGTCGAGCGCACCTACAAGGCCTCGAGCCTGGTCGGTGTGGGGGCCGACCGCACCACGCGCGTGAAGCTGACCCTGTCCGGCAACCCTCAGCACCGGCCCTTCGTGCGCAATCTGCGCGTGATCGTGACCTGATGGGGGTGAGTGATGACCCCCGAGCGCACGCCGCGCGGCTACCCCTTGCCGCATCCCGAACACCTGCTCTCTGAAGACGTCCTGAACCTGCGTGAGGCCATCACCCGCATCGATGCGGATGTGGCCACGCAGGAGACGTCCTCTGAACAGGGGCAAGACCAACTCGCCGAACGGCTACACCGCCAGCAATTGCGGGTGTTTCACCAGTTCGGTTTTTAAGGAGCACACCCTATGGCCAAAGACCCCTTGCTGCGCGATGCGGTGCGCGCGATTAAAGCCAAGATCGAAACCGCCGCCGAGATCGCCACACCGGAAGAGCTTGCCTATCTCGGCACCGCCATTGACCGCATTGGTGGTCGCGCCACCGTCCTCGAAGTCGAGGAGATGGGCGACATCAAGATGGCGGAGATGTCGGCCCATGCCAATGCAGTCGAAACGGCGACGCTCGACACCATTGCCACGGCCGCCGATGTGGCGATTGCTAACGTCACGGCCACCAAGACCGCCGCTGAGAGCTCCATCACGGCGACCCAGACCGCAGCGGAATCTTCGGTCACCCAGACCAAGGAGGCTGCCTTAGCGGTGATGGCGCAGACCGAGGCCAGCACGGTGGCCACCGTCAATGCCGCCGCCCAAACCGCGATCCAGCAATCTGCCAGTGCCCGCGATCAGGCAATTGCCGCCACGCAAAGCGCAGCCGATCAGGCCGTGACCACGGCGCAGGCCGCTGCCAACAGCGTCACCCAGCAACTGGTGCTGGGGCGCAAGACATTCTTCCTTGCCCAACTCTAAGGAGCCCCCACGATGTCCATTCTGGGAACGGCGCTGCCAGCCGCCAATACGCTGGCAACCCTCTACGAAGTGCCCACCGGCCGCCGCGCCGTGGTCAATGTCGCGGCCTGCAACCAGGGAACGACAGCCGCCAAGCTGCGCGTGGCGCTCACCGCCTTGGCCACCCCGGCCGAGAGCGAGTTCATCGAATTTGATGTGAGCCTGGCGGCCACCGAGGTGCTGGAGCGCACCGCGCTGTCCTTGGCTGCTGGTCAGAAGATCGTGGTCCAGGCCAATGCGGCCAGTGTGAGCTTCAACGCCTGGGGCATCGAGGAGGTGGCGTAATGGGACGATTTCTACGCAGCGTGAGCACCGACACGGTCGATCCACGCCAATACAAGAATTACCAGGAATACACCTCGGCCGGCAGCTACGCGTTCACGGTACCGGCCGGCGTCTCGCGCATTCGCGCCATCGTGGTCGGTGCAGGCGGCGGTGGCGCCTGCTCCAAGACCACCTACTACGGCGGCAACGGCGGAGGCGGTGGCGGTTTTGCGATGGGTGAGTACGACGTCACCCCGAGCCAAGTGTTGGCCATCACCGTGGGGGCGGGTGGCAGCGGATCGAGCAGCAACAACACCAAGGCAGGCAATGGTGGCAGTTCCAGCGTGGGCAGCCTGGTGTCGGCCACTGGCGGTCAGGGTGCCGATGGCCACGGCAACAGCTACAGCAGCGGGGGTGCGGGCGGATCGGGCACAGGCGGCACGATCTTCAACCGCACAGGCGGTGCGGGCGGTCGTGGCAGCTACGGTTCTTGGGGCTCCGGTTCGGAGAACCACGGCGGTGGTGGCGGCGGTGCCGCAGGGTCCTGGCTCGGCAATGGTGGCAACGGCGGTAGCGTGGGCTTCCAATCCCACTACACCGCCGCTGGCGCAGGGGGTGGTGGCATCGGCGGCGCCGGGGGCAACACCACCCAGTGGTCGCAGCAATCGTCGTCGAACTACATCGCCATTTCTGGCGCCGGTGGTGGTTCAGCTGGCGCCGGTGGCCATGGCACCGATTCCGGTCAGATTTCGATCAATTCGAGCAACGCGATGGGCTACGGCAACGGCGGACCTGCCATCGACGGCAGTTTCGCCACCCCACTGTGGGGAACCCACTACTCGACGGCGGGCATCGATTTGGCGGATTTCTCCAGTGCGGCCAGCGTGGTTCCGAAGTTCTACACCGCCGTGACTGGATCGGCTGGACTGCTCACCGTGAAAGCCTATTCCTTCGCCACACCCCGCCTGTTGAACTGCAACGGGGGCGGTGCCGCAGGCGTTTGGGGCCAGTCGGTCGCTTTGATGGGCGGCAATGGCGGACCTGGTGGTGGAGGCTCAGGCGGCTATTGCTACACCTCCAACAGCAGCTCCCATGGCGGCTCGGGCGGTTTCCTCGGCGGTGGCGGTGGCGGAGGTGGCTACAACGCCAACGGCGGCAATGGCGGTCACGGCGGTGGAGGCGGCGGTAACGGCAACTACTACGGCGGCACCGGAGGCAACGGCGGCAGTGGTGGCCCCGGCTACGTGGCCATCGAATGGTGATAAAGGAGGAACTAACGATGCCCAACTGGATTCGACTCGATAACAACCAAGTGGTGGAGACCACCGATACCGACCCCAAGGGCCGGTTTCATCCGGACCTCAAATGGATCAAAGCGGCCGTCAGTGTGCAAGCCGGGATGGTCAAGCAGGCCGATGGCAGTTTTGCTTTTCCTGAACCTGCGCCGGAGAAAACCATCGCGGTCGGACAACTCCCAGCAACACCGCTAACCAAGCTCGCCTTCATGAATCGTTTCACGATGGAGGAGTTGGTCGCCATCTACACGGCGGCCAAGACCGAAGTCCTGGTTGAGGTGTTCCTGGACAAGCTGAAGTTGGCGGAACACGTCGATGTCACCGACCCGCAGACCATTGCTGGGCTGCAAGCCCTCGCCGCCAGCGGGCTGTTGACCGAGGCGCGGGTGCAGGAGGTACTGCAGTGATGGCTGCGCTTCAACATCGTCTGTCGATGTTGGCCATCTGGCTGCTGTGCCAGATCGCGGCCGTGGTTGCTTCGATCTGGATGCTGATCGCCATCATCAGCGGTTCCCGCCGCGCCTGGACCCTGGCGGTCGCCCACGACCAATTGGCCAATACCGCTTTCGGTGGCCACGAGGACGAGACGCTCTCCAGCCGTGCCGGCAAAGCCGCGCGCGAAGGAAAGCAATGGGCCTGTGTGCTGTGCCGACTGCTCGACCGACTCGATCCGAATCACTGCGAGAAGTCCATCGAGACCGATGAGGGAAAACCCATCGCCTGACCCCGTCGTGCCATCCCCCTTATTTCCCGATCCGCCGCTGGCGGATTTTTTACTTCTGGAGCCCACCCATGGCAGATCACTTTCTTCACGGGGTCGAGGTCGTCGAAATCGACAATGGCCCGCGTCCCATTCGTACCGTCCGATCCTCTGTGATCGGCCTCGTCGGCACCGCACCGGATGCCGATGAGCGCAGCTTTCCCCTGAACACCCCGGTGCTGATTGCCGGCTCGCGCCTGGAGGCGGTCAAACTGGGCAGCACCGGCACCTTGCCGATGGCCATCGACGGCATCTTTGATCAGGCTGGCGCCTTGGTGGTGGTGATCCGTGTCGCCGAAGGCGCGACTGAGGCAGAGACCCAGACCAACTTACTCGGCGGTGTCGATGCGGACGGCCAGTACCTCGGCCTGCAGGCACTCTTGGCGGCCCAGTCGGTGGCCAAAGTCACACCGCGCATCCTGATCGCCCCGGGTTTTACGCATCAGCGCCCCCAAGACCCTGACTATCCCGATGACGACACCCGCCAGCTGGCGAATCCGGTGGTGGCGGAACTGTTGGGGATTGCCGAGCGCCTGCGCGCGGTGATCATCGCCGACGGCCCCAACAGTACCGATGCCGCCGCCATCGACTACCGCGAGGACTGGGGCTCGTCGCGCATCTACGTGGTCGATCCGCACGTCAAGGTGATGAAAAACGGCGCCGTGGTGACCGAGCCGGTCTCCGCACGCGTGGCGGGTCTGATCGCCAAGATCGACAACGACCGAGGCTTCTGGTGGAGCCCCTCGAACAACGTCATCAACGGCATCGTCGGCAGCCACCGCCCGGTGGACTTCGCACTCGGCGACCCGAATGCCCGGGCCAACCTGCTCAACGAGAACGAGGTGGCCACCATCATTCAGGAGGATGGCTATCGCCTGTGGGGCAACCGCACCTGCTCCTCGGACCCCAAGTGGGCCTTCCTGAGTGTGCGGCGCACCGCCGACATGATCAACGAGTCGCTGCTGCGCGCCCATCTTTGGGCCGTGGATCGCAACATCACCAAGACCTATGTCGAGGAAGTGACTGAGGGCGTCAACGCCTACTTGCGCCAGTTGAAGGCGCAAGGCGCCATCCTCGGCGGCAAGTGCTGGGCTGACCCGGACCTCAACTCGCCCCAGTCCATCCAGGACGGGAAGATTTACTTCAACTTCGACTTCACCCCGCCGTATCCGGCCGAGCACATCATCTTCCGCTCGCACCTGGTTGATGACTATCTCGAGGAGATTCTGTAATGGCTATCGAACTGCCCCGCGTGCTGAAGAACATGAACCTTTTCGTCGACGGCCGTGGCTACGCCGGGCGCATCGACGAGATTCAACTGCCCAAACTCACCCTGAAGACCGAGGAGCACCGCGCCGGCGGTATGGATCTGCCGGTCGAGATCGACATCGGTAT